CAACCCGCGCGTGATCTCCCCGGAAGCTGTGAACGCCTGCGCGGAAAGTATGCGGCAGTGTACCGCGCTTGACCCCATTGAGGTGGACGAGAACAACGTCATCCTCAGCGGACACACAAGACGTCTTGCTCTGATGCAGCTCCATGTGAACACTGCTGATGTGGTACGTTACACCGGCCTGACCGAAGAACAGAAGCAGAAATACCGTATCCTTGCAAACAAGACCGGTGAAATGTCTGGGTGGGATTTCGGAAAACTTGAACAGGAACTGGCAGAAGTGGACTTTGGCGACTTTGACTTTGATCTTCCTGCTGGTGACAGCAAAGAAACGCAGGTTGCTGATGATGAGGCTCCAGAAGTTGACGAAGCCGCACCTCCAAAGGCAAAGCTGGGTGATATCTGGAAGTGCGGCAGGCATTGCGTTATGTGCGGGGACAGTACTAATGCAGAAAGCGTCAAAACCCTTATAGGGGGGGGGCGCAGGCTGATATGTTGCTTACAGATCCACCGTATAACGTGAACTATGGAGCAGTGCGAGATGTAAGCGAGGCAGTAAAAAGGCACAAAAGAACGGATGGCCTGCTCATACAAAATGACAACATGGGCGATGAGGAATTTAGAAAGTTCTTGACCAGCGCTTTCAGAAACGCTGATGCCGTAATGAGGCCAGGCGCTGTTTTCTATATTTGGCACGCGGATGGAGAAGGGTATAACTTCCGTGGGGCGTGTAAAGACGTTGGTTGGACTGTAAGACAGTGTCTGATTTGGAACAAAAACACGTTATGCATGGGGAGGCAGGATTACCAGTGGAAACACGAACCTTGCTTATATGGATGGAAAGACGGCGCAGGACATCTATGGACAAGCGACAGAAAACAGACAACCGTTCTTGATTTTGACAGACCGGTTAAGAGTGAGCTGCACCCAACGATGAAACCGGTTGCGCTTTTTGACTATCAAATCAAAAACAACACAGAAAGCGGGAATATTGTCCTTGACCTGTTTGGGGGAAGCGGGACAACGTTGATCGCCTGCGAGCAGAACGGAAGAACAGCTTATCTCATGGAGTATGATCCGAAGTACGTTGATGTCATTGTGAAGCGATGGGAAGACCTCACGGGAGAAAAGGCCGTTCTTGTAAAAGAGGTGAGCTAAGATTGGCCGAAAAGGTAAATTCGAGCAGTGGTTAGAACCGGAAGGGCTAACGCTGCTTCGTGGGTGGGCAAGGGATGGCCTGAAAGACAAGCAGATTGCCGGGAATATGGGAATTTCAGTATCCACTCTCTGCGAATGGAAAAACAAATTTCCCGAATTATCGGAAGCTTTAAAAAAAGGCCGAGAAGTTGCGGACTACATTGTGGAGAATGAGCTGTTCGAAAGCTGCAAGACCCGCACCGTAACCGTAAAAAAGCCCATCAAACTGAAAAAGGTCATGGTGGATGGAAAAAAGCGGCTTGAAGAAGAACGCATCGAGTATGCAGAGGAACAGGTCGTCGTTCCAGCCAACGTGACGGCTCAGATATTCTGGTTGAAAAACCGGCGGCCTGAAAAGTGGGCAGGTGTGCCGGAAGAAACGAGGGCAGAGGAGCATGACGACGATGGCCTGCTTGAGGCCCTGAGCGCTGCAGCAGACATCAGCCCACCGGATGACGTGGACATGCTGCCGGAGGAAGAGGATGACCATGCGGAAAAGTAACGGCTTTCGCTGGAAAGCCCTCAGCCAGCGGCAAAAGATGGTTCTTTGCTGGTGGACACCGCAGAGCGCATACAGCAGCTACAACGGCATCATTGCCGATGGCGCTATCCGCTCGGGCAAGACCTTTGCCATGAGCTTCTCTTTTGTCCAGTGGGCTATGACCTGCTACAGCGGCCAGCAGTTTGCCATGTGCGGCAAGACCATTGCCAGCTTTCGGCGCAACGTTCTGGGCACGCTCAAGCAGCAGCTTGCGGCCCGTGGCTACAACGTAAAGGAACATCGGGCAGAAAACTGCATGACCGTCAGCAAGAGCGGTCGAACCAACGAGTTTTACTTTTTTGGCGGCAAGGACGAGAGCAGTCAGGATCTGATCCAGGGCATCACCCTTGCCGGGGCATTCTTCGACGAGGTGGCCCTGATGCCCCAGAGCTTCGTCAATCAGGCCACGGCCCGATGCTCTGTCACCGGGTCAAAGTTCTGGTTCAACTGCAACCCGGGCAGCCCGCAGCACTGGTTTTATCTCGAGTGGGTGCGCAAGTGCCGTTCCCGCAAGATGATGTATCTCCATTTCACGATGGACGACAACCTGTCGCTTTCCGAGGACATCAAGGCAAGATACCGCAGCCAGTACAGCGGCGTTTTTTATCAGCGCTACATTCTGGGCCTGTGGACGGTGGCCGAGGGCCTTGTTTATGACATGTTCGACCGCAAGAAGCACGTTGTTGATGTACTTCCGGCGCTGTCTCCAAAGAGCGCCTATGTGGCTTGCGACTTTGGCACCCAAAACGCAACGGTTTTTCTGCTGTTCCAGAAGCAGGCGGATGCAGACTGCTGGATCGTCACCCGGGAGTACTACTACAGCGGACGCGAACAGAAGCGGCAAAAGACCGTGGGCGAGTATGTTGCAGACCTCAAGGCGTGGCTGAATGGTCTCAAGCCGGAGAGGATCATTGTGGACCCCTCTGCCCTGCCCCTGATTACGGAACTGCGCAAGAATGGCTTTACCCAGACCCCCGCAAACAACGACGTTCTGAGCGGCATTCTGGACGTGCAGACCATGCTGCAGACCGGGCGACTGAAGATCTACAAAGACTGCAAGCACACGCTGGAAGAGTTCGGCGTGTACGCTTGGGACCCGGATAAAGACGACACCGTGCTGAAGGTCAACGACCACTGCATGGACGCTATCCGCTATTTCGTGCGCACAAAGCGCCTTGTAAAACTGAGGGATTGATTTTGAGCACTGTATACACATTCCAGACCTTCCAGCAGGCGCAATCCGCCGGGGAACAGCCTGATTTCATCCGGCGATTCGTGCAGCAGCACTGTGCTTCCAAGCCCTACAAGATGGCTCTGGACGCCGACCTGTACGATGCCCAGAAAAACCCGGGCGCTGAACGCTTCGCACAGGCTTACGCTTTGATGCTGCAACGCCTATCCAAAAACACCAAGCAGGACATCCTGCACCCCGATATGGTCAAGAGTAATCTTTTCCGGCGGCTCAACAAGCAGCGGGCGACCTACTCCCTCGGCAACGGCGTGGTCTTTGCAGACGATGGCGTGGACAAGGACAGGTTGGGACAGAACTTCGATGAGCAGATCCAGAAAGCCGGATATTTCGCCCTGATCCACGGTGAGAGCTTCGGATTCTGGAACAGTGACAATCTGGTTGTTTTCAAGCTGACCGAGTTTGCGCCCCTGTACGATGAAAAGACAAGCCTTTTGCAGGCGGGCGTGCGCTTCTGGCGGCTGAACCCGGACACGGAGATGCACTATATCCTGTACGAGCTGGACGGATTCACCGAGTACACAGAAAGCAAAATCGGCAATGTGATGCAGGAGACAACGCCGAAGCAGGCATACAAGAGTGTGACCGTCACCACACCCGGCGGCGGGCTGGAAAGCGTGGAGGGCGAAAACTACAGCGCTCTTCCCATTGTGCCGCTGTGGGGCTCCGACCTGCACCAGAGCACGCTTGTGGGGCTGAAAGCCTACATTGACAACACCGATTTGGTGATGTCAGGCTTCTGCAATGACCTGCAGGACTTTTCGCAGATCTACTGGCTGTGCGAGAACTTCAACGGCATGACCGATGACGAGCTGCAGGAGTTCCTTGTCAAGCTGAATCTGTACCACATTGCAGGCGCGGACACCAGCGAGGGCGGCAAGATCACCCCCTACACCACTGAGATTCCCGTGACGGCCCGGCAGGCTCTGTTGGAGCTGCTCCACACCCGGGTGTATGAGGACTTCGGCGGTCTGGACGTGCACTGCGTGAGCGCGGACAGCACCAACGACCATTTGGATGCAGCCTATGAACCGTTGAACCAGAACGCGGACGACTTCGAGGCGCAGGTCAAGCCGTTCATCCGGCAGATCTGCGCACTGGCTGGCTTTGACAACGCCATGCCGACATTCAACCGTAGCAAGATCACCAACACAGCCGAGCAGGTCGCAACGGTGATTTCCGAGGCCGCCATCATCGGGCAGGACATGGCCATTGACCTGCTGCCCAACCTGACCCCGGAACAAAAGGAGCAGGCCAAGGCCGCGCTGATGGCTGAGAGCGCAACACGGGAGACCGTGGACGAGTAGGAGGACGAAGACGATGGCGAATCTTAAAATTCCGGTAGAAGGCAAAATTGAGGTCGATTTTGCCGATGAAGCAAAGGTACTTCTGAAACAATTTGTTCGAGCTACCGAAAAAGCTTGCGATCAAATTGTTTGGCATGAAATCAAGAAAGAAGGGCTTCCTCCACCTCACAAAAAAGGTGAGCTTGAAGAATATCTCCTTACGGTTTGCTACGCGGACACACGAGAGCAACAAGAAAAAGGCGTTTTTTCTGAATCAAGAACGACCAGCGGACATTACGCTGAGGGTTTAGGATGGGTGCACGACTGGCAGGAATACGTTCAGGTCGTAGATTATGACTATGCCGAAGTTACACACTGGGCGGAAATGCCGAAACCCGCTACAATTTTTAGTGAGTGATGAATGAGTGATGACCGACCGTGACCGCATCTCTACCCGCCAGCTGAACCGCCTGCGCCGCCGTATCCTCCGGGTGTACGGCACTGCCCGCCGGGAGATGCAGAAGCAGCTGACCGAGTTTTTAGCCAAGTACAAAGCGCTGGACGAGCGCAAACGGGCGCAGCTGGCCGCAGGTGAAATTACAGAGGACGACTACCGCATCTGGTTGCAAAATCAGGTGTTTCAATCCGATTTGATGCACGCCAAGCTGGACGGCATCACACAGACCTGCACCACAGCCCAGCAGACGGCCTACAAGCTGGCCCGGGACGAGCAATACAATATCTTTTCCTTTGGCGCAAACTGGGCTTTCTACGAGCTGGAACAGGCCGCAGGCGTGACGTTCGGGCTGACCCTGTACAACACCGAGGCGGTGCGGCTGCTTTTTCAGGAGCGCCCCCGGCTTGTGCCCAACAAGCGTATCAAAAGCGAGAGCAACAAAACCTATGATGCAAAGGTATTCAACCGCTACGTCATGCAGGGCATCGTGCAGGGCAAGAGCGTCCACGACATCGCCGTGCAGGCCGTCAACGGCATGGCTGACACGGAGATCCACTGGGCCATGAACAACGCTATCACAGCCCTTACCAGCGCCCAGAACGCCGGGGCTTTGCAGCAGATGCGAAACGCCCAGGCTTTGGGAATCGAGGTCAAAAAGCGCTGGAACTCCACCCACGACTACCGCACCCGTGAGATGCACCGCCTGCTTGACCAGCAGACGGCAGAGCTTGACGAGCCGTTCAAGGTCATGGGCTACGAGATTCAGCGCCCCGGCGACCCCAACGCAGCCCCGGAGATGGTTTACCACTGCCGCTGTGTGCTGTCCTCTGCTCTGGGCAGGTATCCCCGGCAGAACGCAGCACGGCGGGAAAATATCGTCACATACGAAGACACGGGCATGGTGGACGCCAAAGGCGAGCCCATCACCGTGGCCGTAAAGAAAACCATGGCCGATATGACCTATACCGAGTGGTATAAGGCCAAGGGCGGCAAAGAGAAAGAGCAAATGTGGTGGGCGGAAGAGAGAAAACGCAGAAAGGAGGCTGCAAAGCATGGATGAGAAGAAGCCTTGCAAATTTTGCGAGCGGCTCAAGTGGTGGAAAGAACACGAGCCAAAAGATGATCCTGATTTATATACCACCTACCAAGTAAGCCTCATCACCAAAAAGCACCGGAAACACATGGGCGTGCGCGGCATTATTACTCACCGGGCCGGGCCGCTGAATTTCTGCCCTGAGTGCGGTCGCATCTTAAAGAAAAAGCGAGAACCGAGGGATGAACCGTGAACTTTAACTACGACATCAAATTTACCGACAACACCCCACGGCTGCATGAAGCGTTGGATTCATGGGCAGAGCGGGTGCTGACCATCTGGGGCATGAAAGTGCAGGACTACGCCCAGCTGCTTGTGCCTACCGGCACGGCAGACAGCACGGGCATTGAGGGATATGTGGGCGGCGCGCTCAAGCAAAGCCTGACCTTTGCTCTCGACCTCGCAAAAAAGACCGTGACCATCGGCAGCAACCTGTTTTACAGCGTGTATGTGGAGCTGGGCACGGGCATCTTTGCCGAGAAAGGCAACGGACGCAAAACGCCGTGGGTCTGGAAAGACTTCAACGGCAAATGGCACTTTACCCGAGGCATGGCACCCCGCCCGTTCCTCCGCCCGGCGGTGGAGGAGCACATTGACGAGCTGCGAGAGATCGCGGTGGAAGAAGGAAATAAGGAGGTTTAAATATGAGCAGAATCGAAGAGCTGGAAAGCGAGCGCGAAAACTTGCATTTGGAACAGCTCAAGCTCCAAAACAAAGCAAAAATTTGCGAAGTTCGGCAACTTGAGATTTCCAACGAAATCCGAGAGCTGAAAATTGAGGATGATAAGGAAGCAAATACACGGCTTTGCTTTGAAATTGACGATACAAGAATCAAACTTCAGAAACTTTGTGATAAAGTTCTTGGCGAAGCAAACGTGCATGTTCATGTGACACTCATCCCGTTAAAAGACAACCTCAAATTTCAAAATTACGAATTTGACTAAAAACTTAATATCCAGCGGTTGGCGCACAGCGTCAGCCGCTTTTTTATGCCGTTTTAGCTCAGTCTGGCAGAGCACCGGACTTTTAATCCGGGGGCCGTGGGTTCAAGCCCCACAAGCGGCACCACACCGGCAGCACGTCCGGCAAATAAACCTTATTGCCAAGCATGGCAGCCCGAGCAAGGGCAGAAAGGACTATCACATGGCACTCGAACGCAAGACTCTCCGGGCGATTCTGGAAGATGAAACGACCGACACCAGCGGCAAGCTCAAGAAAATTCTGGACGTGCTGCATGAGGAAACGGACACTTTGCAGAACCAGCTCGATGAGAAGAACGCAGCCCTCGCCAAAGCCGAAAAGGACCGCGATGCAGCCAACGGCGGCAAGCAGGCCGCTGAACAGGCGCTGACCGACTACAAGGCCCAGCAGACCAAGAAGGACACCCACGCAGCAAAGGAAGCCAAGTTCCGGGAGCTGCTGAAGACCGCCGGGGTGCTGGACAAGTATGCTGATCGGGTCGTGCGGCTGTCTGGCGAGGATATCGACAAGCTGGAGCTGGACGAAAAGGGCGAGGTCAAGGACGCCAAGAAGCACGCCGACAGCCTGAAAGCTGATTGGAGCGACTTTGTAGGCACTACGACCACCACCGGCGCAAAGGTGGACACCCCGCCCACCAACACCGGCTCCAAAATGACCAAAGAGCAGATCATCAACATCAAAGACGCAAGCGAACGGCAGGCGGCCATTGCGGCCAATCCCGAGGCGTTCGGGCTTGCAGCAAAGGAGTAACACATGGCAGCACCCGAAAATCTTACCACTGCTTCCCAGATCACTACCTCTATTCGCGAGGTGGATTTTGTTACCCAGTTCCAGAAGAACTGGGACGCTCTGCGCACCATTCTGGGCATCATGCGCCCCATCCGCAAGGCACCTGGCACCAAACTGGTCTCCTACAAGGCAACCGTTGACGGCGGCCTGCAGGGCGGCACCGCCGTGGGCGAAGGCGAAGACATCCCTCTGACCAAGACCAAGGTCGAGCCTGTGGCCTATGACGACATCGAGCTCGGCAAGTGGGCAAAGGCCGTTTCTATCGAAGCCGTCACCAAGTACGGCGCGACTGTGGCCGTGGAGCGCACCGATACTGCGTTTCGCAATGAGCTGCAGAAGAAAGTTCTGACCGACTTTTACACCTTCCTCAAGACCGGCAAGCTGGTGGGCACCCAGAAGACCTGGCAGCGTGCTCTGGCTATCGCAAAGGGCGCAGTCCTGAAGCGCTTTGCCAACGACAATCTGGACGTGACCGAGGTCGTGGGCTTTGCCAACATCATGGACTTTTACGACTACCTGGGCGACAAGGAGATCACCGTTCAGACCGAGTTCGGCCTGAACTATGTGAAGAACTTCCTCGGTTACAGCACCCTCTTCCTCCTGCCTGATGCTTACATTGAGCAGAAGAAGGTGATTGCCATTCCCGTGGAGAACATCGACCTGTACTACGTGGATCCCGCAGACCGCGACTATGCCACCATGGGCGCAAACTACACCGTCTCCGGCGAGACCAACCTGCTGGGCTACCATACCGAGTACAACTACAAGAACGCCACCACTACCAACTATGCCATCATGGGCATGAAGCTGTGGGCAGAGTATTTGGACGGCATCGCAGTCGTGACCGTCGGCACGTCCAACACCGAGCCCGCTGTGGCCGCCTCTGAATCCACCGGGCGCTGAGAAGAGGTGACTTTGCATGACCGTCCCCGAGCTGTGCGTTTACACGCACAATTTTTTTGACCGGGCGGACGACCCCATTGCCGGGGAGTTTGCCTTTGAGCCGGACACTGTGCCCGTCGGGGTAGTGCCGGGGCAGTATTTCCTCGTGTGCGGATCCATTTTCAATGACGGCGTGCACAAGGCTGGGGACGGCGATCTGACCGCCGAGACCTTCACCGGGACGGTGCAGCCCATGCGCGTGCCGCCTGATTTTGTGGCGTTGGCTGAAAAAATCGACGCATACGACAAGGCGCTCCCGTCCGGCGGCGTGTATGTGTCCCAGTCCTTCGGCGGCTGGTCTGGCACGATGGCTACAGGCGCGGACGGTTTGCCTGCAGACGGCAAGACCCGCTATAAATCCGAGATCAATCAGTGGAGGAAGATGTGACATGGTCAACGCGTTCACTGCATCCACCGTGATGCAGAGCTTTACCCAAAAATACCGTTTTCAGACCCGCAGCTATGAGCCGGACGGCGTGGGCGGCTTTGTTTCCGGCTGGAAGGACGGCCCCGAGTTTGAGGCCGTGGAGCGCCACGATACCACTGTGGAGGCACAGGTGGCAGAGCAGGCCGACACGGCATCTACCTATACCCTGCTGGTCAACACCGGTGTGCCTCTGGCTTTCCCGGACTACATCAAGCGGGTAAGCGACGGGCAGACTTTCCAGATCACCAGCGCGGCAGATGAGGGCAAAGCCCCGCCGGAATCCGGCATGGGACTGCGGGCCGTCAAGTGCAAAAAGGCGGTGCTGCCGTAATGGGGCCGTCTGAGAGCATCAACCGGTCGCTGAACACGTTTTTCAACGGCTTTGGCATCCCGGGTTATCTGGAAGATAACATCCCTCCTGCCGCTTCCCTGCCCTATCTGACCTACAAGCCCACCATCCCCGGCGGGTGGAACGAAACGACATCCTTCCACGCCCGGCTGTGGTACCCAAGCAAGGGCGGCAGGGCCCCCGTCCTGCAAACCGAAGATACGATCAGCGCGGCCCTCGCAAATGGCTTGACCATCCAATGCGAGGGCGGCGCTATTCTTTTGGACAAAGACGATAAAGATTGGGCGCAGCCACTCAACAACACGCCTGAAGGGTATCTGTGCGAATACCTTATTTTTGAACTTACACGGCTTATACCGTGAGTAAAGGAGCAATATGGCTGAAACTTTAGCAAAGAAGTTTAACGTCAACGTTTTGACAGCGGAGGCTTTCAAGAGCATCCCCAAGGGCTCGGGCAACATTTTGTCCGATTTCTCGCTTGAGGCCCCGAAAATCGATGAAACGAACGTCATTCACGCCACACAGGGCGGCGTAACTATCACCTATCAGAACTCCACCGAGGATACCCTTTCCGAAATCGACAACGCCCCCACCAATACAAAGCAGGGCGTGGAAGTCACCGGAACCACCGCAACCATCTCTTACACGACCCCCAACGCAGACCCTAAGAGCATCCAGCTCGCCATTGGTACTGCGGACATCGACCCGGAAGACTCCACCCACGTGGTTGCACGCCTGAAAACCGCTTTGACGGATTTCAAGCCCATTTGGTGGGTCGGCCCCATGATCGGCGGCGGCTTTATCGCGGTCAAGCTCTATAATGCCATGTCCACCGGTGGCCTGAGCCTGAAATCTGAGCACCGCGGCGGCGGCTCGATGCAGATCACGCTGACCGCTTTTGCAGACCTCGAGAACCCCGAACAGGCCCCGATGGAGTTCTACTCTATCACAAAGGCCGCGTCCTGATGTAAGGAGAAAAGACATGAAGGAAATCATTGATCTGGAAGGCAAGGAGTACCTTGCAAAAACTTATAAGCTGGCAAAGGCATACAAGCAGTGCCTCGTTGACACGGGCGCGGTGGCGGCGGCAACTCAGCTTGCGCCGCTGACTGGCAACGAAACCCCGGAGGAGAAGGCCAAGAAGATTGCAGAACAGGCCGCGAAAAATGCGGAAGAAATGATGCGCATGATCTACGAAGAGCACGCAGACATGACCGAAAAGGTCCTTCCGCTCTTTGTGGTGCTGGATAAGGGCGAAGAGCTTCCGCCCACCAGAAAGCTCGTTGCAGCGATGTCCCGCGCGCTGTCTGATGACGATTTCATGGCTTTTTTGAGATCCTTGATGTGATCGGCGTGGAAGGGTATAAACGGATGGTCTCGACCATTCGTCTGGATTTGCTGGAACTTTTCGGCAAGTCCTATATCCTCGACCACATCAAAAAAGAAATCAGAAACCACGATGAAGTTCAATTCTACCGCAATTGCGTAGCAGATGCCGTTGGCGGCCTTGCGGGAGCTGACGCTCTTTATTCCTACGTTGCTTCGTATACATTCCCGCTTTATGTAAAGCAGATCGACAAGCGGTCTGCGGCGGAGATCACGGAAGAAAACAGCAAGGCTCTTGAAGAGCTGTGCGGAGGGGGTGATGAAGCCTGAAACTTTTTGAATTGAGCGCCACCCTCGGGCTGGACGACAGCGCCTACCGGCAGGGCGTGGAAGAGGCGAAGTCTCAGACTAAGACCGCTGTCTCCACCATGATGAAAGATTATAACCGGCTGTACAGTGAGGTCATTCACCTTACGGCAGCCTATCAGAAATCACGGAAAGAGACCGGGGAAACCTCCGAAAAAACTAAGGAGTTTGCCCAGAAGCTGAAAGAAGCTCAGGCCCAACTCAATACCACGGCGCAGGGGCTGAAGACGGCAGAAGGGTACATGAACAGCTTTGGGGATGCCGCATCGGGGTCCAGCAAGTCTCTGGCCGGTGCCATTGCGCAGGGCACGGTCATGGCGAGCGTTTTCTCGAAGCTCGGCTTTGCTGCGCTCAGTGCCGCAGAGGGGTTCATCTCTTCCGGCATCGAGTACAACGCCCAGATCGAGAAATACACCACCGGCTTTACCAATATGCTGGGCAGTGCGGAAGCGGCGCAGCAGGTCATGAGCCAGATCCAGGAAGACGCGGCAAAAACCCCTTTTGACGTGGAGAGCCTGACACAGGCCAACCAGTACCTGATCTCTGCGGGCGAGAACGCTTCCTATGCCCGCAATACCATCATGGCGCTGGGCGACGCGGTCTCTGCGACCGGCGGCGGCAACGACGAGCTGAACCGGATGTCCCAGAACCTGCAGCAGATCGCCAACACCGGCAAGGCTACAGCAGCCGATATCAAGCAGTTTGCTTATGCCGGCATCGACGTGTACGGTATTCTAGCCGACTACACAGGCAAGTCCACTGCTGAAGTGCAGAAAATGACTATCAGTTATGATCTGCTGACGCAGGCTTTGCAGGCCGCTTCCGAAGAGGGTGGGCGTTACTACAACAGCATGGACACCCAGAGCCAGACCATGAACGGTCGAGTGTCTACCCTGAAGGACAACGTGAGCCAGCTGGCCGGATTGCTGACCGGCGATTTATCCAGCGGCATCAGCGTTGTAATCGGAAATCTGAATGATCTGATCGTAAAGGCGCAGGAAGCTTACAAAACGGACGGCTGGATTGGTCTCGCAGGCGCGATCACCGGCCTGACGGAGCCTATCAACACGGCAAAAAACGCTCTCAAAGACTTCGCGAGCAAAGCCACCACATGGCTGGATCAGCTGAGCTACAAGCTCAACCGTTTTCTCGGAAAAGCTGCCACGGCTAACTTTGATACCTACGAAGAGTACGCGGATGCAAACAACCGGCAGAGCAACAAAAACCGTTTACGGCAAAATGCTCTGAAAGGCGTTGGCATCAGCAACAAAAGCTGGTCTGAACGTCAGGCGGAGCTGGCGGCAGCCAGCGGCAACGGCGGCAGCTCCATTACAACTAGCCCGTCTGGTTCTTCCGCTGGCAAAAAATCCAGATCCTCCGGCTCCAAGTCCACCACCGAAACGGTCATTTCGTCCATCTCCAGCACAGCTACCACCACCGCGCAGAATGCGCTGGGCGCTGTGACCACCAGCATCCAGACCCTTACCGAGAAGGTCAAGGACAGCGCGGGCAAGATCAAAGACCGCATCACCGAGACCACCACCACGACCGGCAAGGAGATGGTGAACGGTGTTGCCACGACCTTTAAGCAGGTCGAGACCAAAGTCAACGGCACGGTCACAAAGGTCACAAAGACCTATGACGACATGTCAAAAACGCTGCTGGGCACCTTGACCAACGTCTCAGAAACCACCGTTGACGGCATCACCACAAAGGTGCAACAGGCGGTGGAAAAGTACGCGGACGGCAGCGAGCATATCAAGAAGACCGTCACAGAGACCGGACAGCGCATCGGCGAGAACGGCGCGGAGACTTACGAGAAGATCATCACCTACATCGACGGAATTCAAGATAAGGTGACGGAAACCTCCAACGAGATCGACAAGAGCGTAAAGGGTACCCAGAGCCGTATTGATCAGCAGCTGAGCGAGGCTTCCGGCCAGCTGGATAAGGGCATTTTCGGGCTGGTAAAAAGCGCCTTTAGTGATGCCAAAAACGGCGACTGGGCAAGTCTTGGGCTGGATTTTGTCAATCTGATCTGGGGCGAGGTGTCGCAGAAGCAGCGTGACGTGATCTCTGATTGGCTCAATAAGGCACTGACCGCGGTCAATGAGGGCTACTTCAGCGGCGGCATCGGCAAGGCATTTGATATCTTCCAGAAGCTTTTTTCTGACGGCGGGGTAAAATCCGATATCGACGGTGTGACCAACTCGGTCAAGGCTTTTGGTGAGATCATCGACGGTCTTGCAAAGTCCGGCGGCGTGGGCGGCACTCTGGGCAGCATCGTGCAGGGCTTTTCCGGCATGGCGGGCGGCATCACCTCTGCACTGGGCACTATCGTGTCTTTCGTTGCAGCAAATCCTATTCTTGCCCTGATCCTGGGCGTGGGCGCTGTCGCTGGCGGCATTGGCCTTGCCATGTGGATGGACAAGAAGAATAATCAGAAGCCTGTCAGCCACTACCAGAGCCCCTTTGACAAAACCGGCATGTATGACAGTCTGGGCACCTTCTCCACCCGTGCGGCCCTGCAGTACCGCGTCACCGGCCAGCAGTCCATTGTTGACCGGCAGACCAGCATTCTGGAACGCATCGAGGGGATGCTGGACGAGCATCTGCCTGACATCGGAAAGGGTCAGGTGGTCATGGACTCCGGTGAACTGGTGGGCGTGCTGTCGCCCCGCATGGTTACAAATGTGGATGCACGCATCGGCGTGACAGTGGAACGGAAAGCGAGGGGTGTGTAATGGCAAAGCTTCTGGGGGCAAAAATCGGCAATTTTCACACCCTGACAGATTGGGGGCTGTACCTCAAGGTAGGCAGCCCTAAAATCGGCGCGGCAGAACCGGAAGAATACCTTGTGCAGGTCACCGGATCTGATTCACTGCTGAACCTGACCACATGGGATGACGGCAAGGTGCACTATAAAAAGCGCACCATCACCATGGAACTGCTCTGCAACGCGCCAAAAAGCAAGTGGCCTTACATCGAAAGCACCATTGCCAATGCCATTCATGGCAAGTGGCTACAGTGCCGCTTTGATGAAGACCCGGCGTGGTACTGGGAAGGGCTTTGGAAAGTCACACCATCCCGCGACCGGCTTTCCAGCGCCTTTACCATCACCGGCACCTGCAACCCCTTCAAGCGTAGCGTCTACGACGGCACCAACGACTGGCTGTGGGATGACTTCAACTTTGAAACGGACATCGTGCGCAACTACACGAATATCCCGCTCAAGGCGGGCGAGGACAAAGAGGTGTCCATCACCGGTGCACCGCGTGCGGCCGGCATCTACTTCCAGCGCAGCGAGACCGCCGCAAACATCGCGGTGTCTCTCAATGGCTTTGAAGTGGGCATTCTGGCCAAGTCCACCGACTGGCAGTATATCGAGGGGCTTACTATGCCAGATGGCGTGGTGGGCACCCTCGTTTTTGCTGCATCGGCAAACTGCAGCATCAGCATCAAATATTTGGGGGCAAGCCTATGAGCTAT